CGTTATTCTGTTTGGCCAAGTGCATATGCGTCAGGAGCACTGGTCAAATGCCGTAAAGTCGGTGCAAAAAATTGGGGTAACAAAACCAAGAAAGAAGAGTTTGAACTTGAAGAAAAGAAGGCACAAAAGTGCTGGCCTGGTTACGAAAAGAAAGGCACAAAGATGATGTTTGGTAAGAGATATAATAATTGTGTTAAGAAGGAAGAGATGGAATGTGCTCACACCAAAAAGGGCAAAGAGTGCCCTGTGCATGGTGCTGATGCATGTCCCGATGAAGTCAGTGAAGCAGTAAGAATTCCAGCAAAGACTGGTAATCTTGTTGATACTTATTTCAATTTCAGAGGTAAGTATTTCATGCTGAAGATGTTCTTCCCTCAGGTATCTGTTCCCAAGAGATCTGATGTTCAAGATCAGATCTCAAAAGTTTATCCTGGTGCGAAACTACTATCTTACAAAGTTTCGGAGTATGAACCCGGAGAACCAGTCCTCCATGCAGAAGGGGCAGCATGGACAAAGAAGGAAGGAAAAAACAAATCAGGTGGACTTAACGAAAAAGGACGAAAGTCTTACGAAAGAGAAAATCCAGGATCTGACCTTAAAGCACCAAGCAAGAAGGTTGGAAACCCCCGTAGGGCATCGTTCTGCGCTAGAATGAAAGGAATGAAGAAAAAACTCACTTCTAAGAAAACTGCTAATGACCCCGATAGCAGAATCAATAAATCATTAAGAGCCTGGAACTGTTGATTGAATTATGTCTGATAATGTATATCTTGGCAATCCTAATTTAAAAAAAGCAAATACACAGATTGAATTCACGGAAGAGAATATTCGTGAATTCATGAAGTGCAAGGAAGATCCTGTTTATTTTGCAAACAACTATATTAAGATTGTCTCTCTGGATGAGGGTCTAACTCAGTTTCACCCGTATCACTTTCAAGAGAAGTTGATCAACAACTTCCACAATAACAGATTTAATATCTGCAAGATGCCACGACAGACTGGTAAGTCTACTACTGTGGTGTCTTATCTTTTACATTATGCTGTTTTCAACGACAGTGTAAACATTGGTATTCTGGCAAACAAAGCAGCAACCGCAAGAGAACTTCTTGGAAGATTACAAACTGCATATGAAAACTTGCCCAAATGGATGCAGCAGGGTATTATTGCTTGGAACAAAGGATCTCTGGAGTTAGAAAATGGCAGTAAGATATTGGCAGCTTCTACGTCTGCGAGTGCTGTCCGAGGTATGTCGTTCAACATCCTCTTTCTCGACGAGTTCGCATTCGTCCCGAATCACGTTGCTGACTCGTTCTTTGCCTCTGTTTATCCTACTATTACTTCTGGTAAAAACACCAAGGTAATTATCGTATCCACTCCACACGGTATGAATCATTTCTACCGTATGTGGCATGATGCTGAAAAAAATAAAAACGAATATATTCCTACTGATGTTCACTGGTCTGAAGTGCCGGGGAGAGATGAAAAGTGGAAAGAAACTACTATTGCAAATACCTCAGAACAACAGTTCAAGGTTGAGTTTGAATGTGAGTTCTTAGGATCAGTTGATACACTGATTGCACCTAGTAAATTAAGAACTCTTATCTATGATAATCCTATTCAGAGAAATGCTGGATTAGATGTATATGAACCATCAAAAGAAAAACATGATTATGTAATGACAGTTGACGTTGCAAGAGGTGTTGGAGAAGACTATTCAGCATTTGTTGTAGTTGATATCACAGAGTTTCCTCATAGGGTTGTTGCCAAATATAGAAACAATGATATTAAACCAATGCTATTTCCTAATATCATATATGAAGTAGCAAAAAGTTATAATAGTGCATTCATTTTGTGTGAGGTAAATGATATTGGAGATCAGGTTGCTAGCATCCTTCAATATGATCTTGAATATCAGAATCTCTTGATGTGTTCTATGAGAGGTAGAGCAGGACAGATTGTTGGTCAAGGATTCTCTGGTAAGAAGACACAACTTGGTGTCAAGATGTCCAAGACTGTCAAGAAGGTTGGGTCACTCAATCTAAAAACATTGATTGAGGAAGACAAACTAATCTTCAATGACTATGAGATTATCTCCGAACTGACAACCTTCATTTCTAAGCACAATTCATTTGAGGCAGAAGAAGGTTGTAACGATGACTTAGCAATGTGTCTTGTCATATACGCTTGGTTGGTCCAGATGGATTATTTCAAAGAGTTGACTGACCAAGATGTAAGAAAGAGATTATATGAAGAACAAAAGAATCAGATTGAGCAAGATATGGCACCGTTTGGTTTTATGGATGACGGTTTAGGTGGTGATAGTTTCACTGACTCAGAAGGTGATCGTTGGTTCCAAGCAGATGAATATGGAGACCGTTCATTTATGTGGGAGTATCTATCATAATGGATTTAGATGGTCAAATTAAATTAGGTCATCTTTTACTTCAGGATAGGAAGTGTAGAGTTTGCGGAGAGACTAAAAATTTAGTTGAAGGATTTTATAGAACAAGAAAAAATAGAGGACCTGTAGCATCGTCCTATTCTTATGAGTGTAAAGAATGCACAATTAAAAGAGTAGTAGAAAATAAAAAGACAACTAATCTATGGGAATATCCAGATTGGTAGTTCACGTCACGTTTCCCCTCTGAAAACATAGTTTTTAA